TGTACGCTCTTCGTTGTCTTTAGTCAGGAACTTAACGGTGATGAACTCGTTAGCGTTATCTGCCAGTACCATGCTTACCATGCGTGTATCTAGTGTCATGTCATTACTCCGATTTAGTGTTGATTACATATATGGGCGAATCAGTTAGTGATCTTAGTGTACTTGCATGTTTATCAGCTTGTGCCTTGGACATCAAGGGTAACTTTAGCTGCATCAAGATGCCATTTACTTCTGTTGATATTGCGAATTGTGTCATGCGTCTTCCTTACTGTCTTAAATCAAAGGTACTGTCTCAAGGTAGATGTCATCATCATGGCTATCTGTGCCCGCGTCTTCATATATGTTGCACTCCGCTTCGCCAGATTTTAACCAACCTTTAATATCGAATAGATGCGACCAGTTTCTTTTCAGTTCACCCTTCAACATTCTCATTGCTTCACCTTTAGTTTCAGCGATTGCCCAGCAACTACCGCCCATTGGGTTAACCATAGCTTTATACTTTTTCATTGTATCTCTCCTTTGCTTCTACATGCACTTTTAATTGATTCGCTCAGGTGTGTCAACCTTAAGTGGTGACCCTGACCACGATTTAATCGACATCCAGTCGAATGTAAAGTTAGCTCCAACGTAATCCCATACGGCCCAATACTCAGCGGCCTCTCTGGAGGTTTCATCCCACGTCCATAAGCATAGGATATTCTCAATCCTAAACGATGCTATCTCACCACAGTGATACTGCATCTCAACATCAGCATCGACAAGGATGTGTGTGTAACGATCAAACTTAGCTTCTTCTGCATCTTGGAACAGTCCGTTTACTTTTGCCATTAGTGTATCACCCTATCAATATGTTTCCACTCTACCTTCATGTATCTATCACAGTCATTGTAGTAATCAAGCGCAAATTCTTTGTCATACCAGTATTCAGTCTCTACCTTAGCTACGCCAACGTACTTAACATTAGTTTGATATTTATATTCCATTTGTCTTCTCCTTATTTCCACTGCGGGGGTAAACTAGAATCACCGTACATAATTCCCTCGGTGGGGTCAATGACTAATTCCCTCGGTGGGGTACATAATTCCCTCGGAGGGGGTACGGTCATTTTCCATCGGTGGGGGTACGGTATACGACGGTATACGACGGTATACGATGGTATACGATGGTATGCGACGGTATACGATGGTATGCAACGGTATGCAACGGTATGCAACGGTATGCAACCAACGGATACAATGGGATGCAACGGTATACAATGGTATGCAATGGTATACCCAACCTGTAACAATTTGTGATTTGACTCTCGCGGAAAAATAATGTGCGACAAAAATGCAACTGATTCGCACTTGCCGTCTCTTCCGTGTTTTGCGACCGCGATTCGGAAAATCTAGCCCTAGTTGGTATAGTTTGGGGGGCGTCAATCCCCCTTGTGACGCTTTGGAATTTTTACCAGTTGAGCGGGAAGTCGTTTCCATCTGGATCAACGGCAAAACCATCTGACCCTATGTCATCCGGAAATTGAGCTTTCATTTTTGCGAGTAACTCGCGGCGATTGATTGCCTCAACAAAACCAGATTCCATTCCGTATTCGGATTCAAAGAAGTATTCATATTCCATTTTGCCGTCCTTTATATCAGCGTTTCAGTGAGTCCTTTATGGGCTGATTCGCTATACACCACAAGCAAAATGTTTTGCATAGCTACCATGCGCCTAGTGCATAGCTCTTTCAATAGGCATCCCCCATTTTATACAGCGATTCGGTAATGGAGTCAATAGTGCCTGAAACTCAATATAAGCCCGTTTTAAGCACGTTTTGACTCTCTGGTACTACGACCCAAAAAAGTGATTCCCTGCGCTCTATGCGAGTCAACCCCCTTGTTATGCTATTTGTGCATACCCGATATGCAATCTTAGCATGGCTGGGGGTATTGCGAATCGGTCTGGCATAGGCTATTTATAGTGTATCGAAACGCTGATCTTGAAAGGATAGCAAATGACACGCAGAATAGTTTACTCCAATGGTTCCATAAGAGTTGCCATCTCCAATATGAAAGTTTTTGACAAAGTGACTCCTTTTTGGGTCTATTATAACGACAAGTTAGTAACCAAATTCGCCAACAAAGAGACCGCCAAGTCTTATGCGATGGTTTTATTCAACGGATAAAACCAAAGGTTTGGGGGTTTACATAGCCCCCGAATCACCCCATAAAGATTGCACAAGTTAACACCGATAAAAGGAACGACAAAATGACACCAGAACAAACAATCATCAAAGGCTTAGACGATGCAGCGATTGCGCGAGTCTACCATCGCAAACGTAACCCCGCCCCCACGACTCCAGCATTTATGGAAAGACTCGCAAGTTTTCTGGTCAAGTTGACCGCGATTTTATATTTTGGTTTTGTTTGCTTCTGCATGGGCTATTTTAGCACGATATATAGCGACGGAATCTTGATTGAAATTCCTAGTGTCTTGTCGTATTGGATTGACTTTGGGGGGCAACAGTAATGAATCGCTCTTTCATCATTTATGAAGGCCCGAGTCTTATTGACGGGTCACCTATTGTTGCAATCGCGCAAGTAAAGTCTGGCAATCGCAAGACCGGGGATATGGTGCAAACGTGGATTCTTAGGTCAGATATTGACCCAATCACGGCGAGTCGGACTGGCGCAGATACCGCTATTTGTGGCGATTGCCCCCACAAGGGAACGCCAAGCGACAAGGAAACGGGATGGGCGCAAGACCGCACATGTTATGTCAATCTCTTGTTTGCACCTAACGGCGTATATAAAGCCTACAAGCGCGGCGCATATGATACCGCCAACGGCCACTATGCCGTTGCTGCAATAGGTAACAAGCGCGGCGTCCGTTTGGGTTCCTATGGTGACCCCGCCGCCGTTCCAGAATACATATGGGAGTCGCTCATTGCCAAGTCTGATTATGTCACCGCATATACCCATAACCCCACCAACCCTATGCCGCATAAGATTATGACAAGCGCAGACAATGCAGCACAAGCGCAAGACGCATGGTCACGCAATGAACGCACATTCAGAGTCGTTAGTGACCTTGCGCAGATCATTAAGGGCAAGGAAGTTTTATGCCCTGCTAGTGACGAGGCGGGCAATCGTGCAACGTGTGCATCATGTAAATTATGCGGCGGCAATAGCGTGAAAGCAAAATCAGTGGCAATCGTGGCGCACGGCGCAAGTAAACGTAAAGCAAAGGAATTAGTACAATGAGGAAAGTAATTCAGCACAAGACCAACAAACACAGCAGACTTGAGTTTGAATATCGCAATCTAGTGTTCCGCAAGGATTCTGACAAGTGGCATTGCTTCTATGTCTATGATTGCCCTAACGCTTGCCGTTTACACGCAGAAGAATTGCGGCAAGACAAGCCACACCTAGACTTTATGCCTGTATCGTGGCGCTTGGACGTTCACGCCTATAGCGTTCTTCCAGACTTTGATGATCCAGACGACGAATAAATTCTAATACATATGACTCCCTAAACTGGCGTCCCTTCGGGGGGCGTCTTTTTTGCGTCGTGCCAATCGTTTATCAAGTGTTACAGTATAACATAACATTTGAATCGCCCTAGTTTCAGACTGGCGAATCACATGCGAGATGTGGGCGAATCGCCTATCCTCTGTCAAGTTTTTATTTTGTTTACTCACGTTTTGTTACAGTTTTGCACGTTTTTGTAACATTTGTCACATTTTTGCGTGGGACCCTTGACATTACGGGCGAATCACTTTCGGCGGCCCGTTAACACCACATGAATCCAAAACCAAAAATTACTTTTGCCCTACCCACCACGTTCAAACGGGCGTTATATCTGGAGTACCCACCAAGGTATATATCGGCGGAAATCCGCTTACGTTATCACGAACTGTTACAAAACGGTAATATTACTCACGAAAACACGACAAAAAACAGAAAATACTTTCGTTGTAAAACAGTCGATTGTAAAATAGTTGACAAAAAGTAAAAATAAAGTGAATAATATTCTGAAATATATCCCTATAGTAATATGAGAGAGAGAGTAACTTAAGTTTTAACGTAAATTATTACCACTACGATATATACTACTAGACTATATAACGTAAGTCATAACTATAGTTACTCCCCTCAAGAATCACTCCTACAAGTTAAACCAAGAAGTATGTTCTCACAGATATAACTTAAGTTACAAAGTTCTTGCCGATTAACTGTAGGTAGTGATATCGACTACCCACTTAAGTTACCTTTAATCTTGTCGTTAATAGCCCGTAGGGCGGAGACTATCGTTATGATCGCAGCATTACCCTACAGTAAGTTAGTAGAGAAGCACATCTTGGACTGTATCCAAGGTGGCATAGGTATTCGTCAAATGATTGCCTCAATGCAGCACCTACAGGATGCACCAAAGTCTTTATCTACTATGTACAAAATCTATGGGTCGTTCATTGAGATGGAACGAGCGAAGATCAATGGTGCTGTCGGTAAGAGGGTCATAGACCAAGCCTTAGATGGTGACTTTAAATCACAAGAGTTGTTCCTACGATCTAAGGGTGGCTGGAGTCCAACTCAGACTAACATTGAAGTTGAGCAAGAGACTGACCCTGACCTAGACGAAAGTGCTGTTGACACACTTATGTCGTTACTTGGATACAACGAAAATGCCCCCGAAGAAGAAACAACCTGTACCTGTGAGGAAGATAACTGCCGATGCTCTTAGAGGATTACCTCAGAGTAAAGTTAAGGACATCTTCGAGCAACTAGGGCCACAGAAGACCGAAGAACTCAAGCATGACTGGATGTTCTGGGCTAGAGATAACCAACTGGAGCCTATCAATGACGATTGGAACACTTGGTTCATTAACGCTGGTCGTGGATTTGGTAAAACTAGGTCAGGCGTTGAGTGGGTTAGAGATAATGTTAAGCGTGGTGTTAAGCGTATAGCTGCTGTAGCTTCTACTAACTCAGATATTGAACGAGTTATGGTCAAGGGTGAATCTGGTTTCCTATCGGTATGCTGGAAGGGTGACAGAACCTACGCAGGTAAGAAGATGGGGTTCCCTGAGTGGTCTCCAACTAAACGTACACTAACATGGGAGAATGGAGCGCAAGTACAGTTCTTCTCCGCTGAGGAACCTGAGCGTCTCCGTGGCCCACAGTTTGAGTTAGCATGGTGTGATGAGACTGCTGCTTGGAACAAGGACATGGACACTTGGCAGATGCTACAGTTTTGTATGCGTCTGGGTAAACACCCAAGGATCATGGTTACGACCACACCTAAGCCAACCAAACTTATTCGTCAGATACTCAAAGACCCTAAGACTGTAGTTACCACTGGTAGTACCTTTGATAACTCAGCTAACCTAGCTAACACATACCTCACTGCTGTTAAAGAGCAGTACGAAGGGACTAGACTAGGTAGACAAGAGCTTTACGCAGAAGTCCTAGAAGAAGCTCAAGGAGCATTGTGGACTACAGCTATGCTAGATGACGCCTCAGTTAAGCATGAGGCAGTCCCAGACCTTTCCCGTATTGTCGTTGCACTTGATCCCGCTGTTACCTCTAATGCTGAGAGTGACATGACGGGTATTATTGTCGCAGGTATTGACATTAACGGTATTGCCTATGTCCTTGGAGATTACACTGATAGGTTATCACCGCAGGGTTGGGCATCTAAAGCTATTCAACTATACCACCAGTACCAAGCTGACCGTATCGTAGCGGAAGTTAACCAAGGTGGTGATATGGTTAAGCAGACGATCCACGGAGAAGACCCTACAGTACCTTATAAGGCTGTTAGAGCATCTCGTGGTAAGTTCGCTAGGGCTGAACCTGTATCGGCACTGTACGAGCGTGGTTTAGTAAAGCATGTGGCTAATCCCCCTGATGGGGCTTCGCTAAACGAACTAGAGACACAAATGAGAACATGGGAACCACTAGGGTCGATTGGCTCCCCAGATAGACTTGATGCCTGTGTATGGGCAATT